ATAGAGATCTCCTGAACTCCTCTAAGTGCTCTCTATCCTTGATGTGTTTAGCACCGAGTTTAGATATCAACTTCAGAGGATCATAATACACAATGCAGCCTCTATCATGATGTATGACGTACCTTCCACAGAAGTACCCATATGTTTTTCTGTACAGTTTTGCTTCGAAGTTCCACATCAAATTCGCACATTGCTGCACGTCTGGAAGTTCACAACCCTTCGGGAAATATAGCAAGCTATCATCTCCGCAAAACGCACCTTTGATTGCCTTATCCATGGGTAACATTGAGGCCAAACAGGCGGCAATTATCACAGTGTTTCCAATAAATGTAGTCACGTCGCCACTTTTCCTTTGGTACCACAAGCAAGTTTTAATACCTGCGGTGTAATCTTTTAAAGTGGTCTTCCTGTGACCCTGCTTCCACACTTCCGCCAGAAAATCTTCAAAACCTAGCCTTCTCCAGATTTCATACTCTACAGCACAGTGGAACTCATTTTGAGACTTATCATACTTTGAAATATCTAACTCCAGTATATCCATTGGAACATGACTGTCGAGGTCTGAAAAGAACTCTTCAATCTGCTCCGGAGTTTTTCTTGTGAAGAAGAGAAATCTACTTGAGTCCACACTCTCTAACAATTGTCTTGTCAGCTCACTGAACAAAGGCCCGAAGATTGCGTTGATCTTTTTTGAGTGATACACAATCGTTTGCAGCGCCGGATACTCTGTCTGAATAGACAAATCCAACTTCTGCTTGGGCTGTGCCTTAATCATGTGCCTATACTGATCAACGGCAGGTAGGTCGACAAAGTCAAAATCAGTCAATTGACCGATCGTGACCTGCTCTTGTTTCGCTAACCATCTATTGAGAGACTCCCTACAAAACATAGAAACATTTTTATTTGGTTTTCTTTTTTCTTTTAACATATAGCTACTAAAAAACTTGTCAACTACAAGTGATGCAGTATTCTCTATGTCCACAATCCCAGACAGTTCAGGGGAATTAAAATTCCTCTTGATCATAGCCACTAAGTTTTCCAATAGTCCAGTCTGGCGAGGCATTTCTGCCGCCGTTCGTACCACTGGTATCAAGTGACTTTTTTCCCCCCCTCTTGGCATGATACAAGACTTAGACATATCTAAAGTGCAGTCTTTGACATTCAGTGAAATGTCAGTCAACCTCATGGTAACAGCGTCAAAGTCGTTAAACAATGAACTATTCCCTGGGAGACACTTATCATAGTAAAACTGCAAATCGGATATGTCACCAGTCTTCGGTGCTGCCACAAACAGATTGGTACCAGAAAAAACTGCATCTACCTGTAATTGCTATTGAGTACTAGCGTTAACTTTGTACATATCTAACAGAAAAGTACTAACTTGCTCTAAATCACGAACTATACTAACTAAAGGATCCATAACCACTGTGTAGTATTTAAAAGACCTTGTATGTCTAGACAAAGCTACAAGCACATGCGGACTCTCACGCGAAATTATAGAAACCGGCGTAGGCGTTAACCTGACCA